AACTAATCTGAAATTCTTACATAACCAGTCTGCAAGAGGTATGCTAACTCCTGACGATGACCAATTAACACCAACCCAAGCACAACAATTAAAGGATGCATTAAGAAGAAACTATCAGGGAAGCAAATCTGCAAACGATATTATGATTACTGGTAAGAAGTTCTCGTGGACAAACTTTGGTTTATCTACTTCTGACTTGCAATTATTAGAATCATATAATGCTACAATAAAAGATTTATGTAATTTATATGGTGTACCAGTACAACTATTAAACAATACAGAATCAACAACTTACGATAATTATAGAATAGCTAGAAAGGTTTTATTTACTAATGCAATCATTCCTGAACTTAATAAGATCAGAGATGAGTTCAATAGATGGTTAGTACCACAGTACGGTGAAGATTTATATTTTGATTTTGATTATAGTGCTATTCCTGAATTGATGCCTGAACAACAACAATTGATAGATAATCTATCTAAGAGTTACTGGCTAACTACAAATGAAAAGAGGGAAGCAAGTGGATATGGTGTTGATGAAGATAATCCTATTATGAATGAATACTTAGTTCCAAGTCAGTTTGTACCAATATCTGATTTAGATTTAGGTATATCTGATGATGTTACATTTCCAGTACAAGAGGCAGAAGAAGAAGATGTAATGACAGAAGATGAGATGGAAGAAATGCAGGAAGAAAAACAAATGACTGCAAGACTAGAAACATCATTAAGAAATAAAGTAGAAGAACATAATGAAAAGGTAGGCGATGATAAAACAAAAAGAACTACTGTAAGAACATTGTATCAAGTATATAGAAGGGGTGTGGGTGCATACAGAACTAATCCTGCTTCTGTACGACCAAACGTGCAGAACGAAGACCAATGGGCGATGGGCAGAGTTAATTCTTATTTATATGCTTTAAGAAACGGTAAATTTAGAAGTGGTAAGCACGATACTGATTTGCTTCCTGAAGGTCATCCAATGTCAAGCAAAGATGATAAATCATATCATAATGAAGTTTATGATAATAGAGTTGATGCACAAGAGAGAGCAGAAGCAATCGGTTGTTCTACAACACATACACACGAAACAGAAGATGGTATGGTGTATATGCCGTGTGCTAATATGGAAGAATTAGAAGAAGCATTATCAAAAGACAAACAAGAAGAAGAAGAATACAAACAAGAATCTTATAGTGATTATCCAAAATCTGTAAGAGAAAATGCTGAAAAAGCAAAAGAAATAAATGAATCTTTCAATAATCCTTGTGCAACCTTAGTTGGTAAAAACAGAGCAAACGATCTTATTGCAGGACGTGGTTTGTCATTAGATATTGTTAAGAAAACATTTGCATATCTATCGAGAGCATACGAATATGTTACTGGTGACTACATAGATGAAAAAGATAAACCTATTTGTGGTGATATATCTTTTGCACTATGGGGTGGTGACATAAAAGTATCAAAGGTTGAAGATGATCCTATGTATAAATGGTGTAAGAGAATCATAGATAAAGCAGAAGAAGATGCCACTACCTAAACCAAGAGCAGGAGAATCAAGCAATCAATTTGTTCAAAGATGTATGATTGACGATACATCTATGTCAGAGTACCCTGATTCACAACAACGATACGCAGTATGCAGAAGTATATCTGCAAGGAAATCAATACAAACAAAACAGAATAGAAGAAAGGTATCTACTGAATTTGAGAAACAAATTAGGATAGCACAAAAGAAGAATCTTCCTATCGCATATCAATTCTATATAGTGGGATATGATAAAGCAGTTAAGATGTATGAAGAAAATCCTACACCAACAAATCAAAACTTCAATACATTATTTACAGAAAAAGAAGTTACTGAAATGTACAAACAGATGTACAGACAAACTGGATTAAGGTTTGCATATTGGTACAGAAAACATTTTAAACTATTTGTTAATAAAATGTCAGAGTTTGAATTTGAAAGATTATTGGACAGAATAGAAAGAGGACAACAACTAACTGCACAAGAAAGAAGAAACCTAGAATCAACCATCATTGAAGGTCTTGATAGATATGCAACACAAAGAAGTAATTACTTAGCAACTGCAAGAGAAGTAACATCGGTAAATGGTGTTGCATTACAAACATTAAAAAAGGTTATTATGGATTTAACTAAAAGCGAAGAATTTATGTCTATGGGTTTAGAACAAAGAGTAAGAGAAATATCTAAACAATTAAAGTTCAAAGCGAGATGGATGGCAAGAAGAATAGTGCAAACTGAAACAACTGCATCTGCTAACTTTGGTATTCAACTATCTGCACAAGATATTTATGGTGAGGACAACTTAGTTAAAGAATGGATTTCAGGTGGTAGAAATGTTAGGGATACACATAGATCGGCAGACGTTCAATACGGTAACAATCCAATCCCATCTAATGAACCTTATCAGGTAGGTGGTTCATTATTAATGTTTCCATCTGACACATCACTAGGTGCAACTGCAAAAGAAGTGGTTAATTGTAAATGTTTATCTGTACCCTTCGTACAAGTAGATTAAAACATTAGAAAAAAAATTGTATTATTTTTGAAAATAAATTTATTATTATGAGTAAAGTATTATTTAAACAAGGGGAGATAAGTGATGTTGATGAAAAGTTAGGAATCGTAAAAGGATATGGTTCTGTATTCGGCAATGTAGATTCAGATAATGATATTATAAAAAAAGGTGCATATTCAAGAACTATTAAAAACAATGGTTCTCGTGTGAAGTATTTATATCAACACGACATTACAAAACCTATCGGTAAGATGAGAGAACTATATGAAGATGATAAAGGTTTAGCATTTGTAGCTGAAGTACCTAAAACTACATTTGGAAAAGAAGTTTTAGAGCTTATGTCTTTTAAAGTTTTGGATGAAAACTCAGTTGGTATTATGCCAGTAAAAAAAGATTATAATGAAGATGGGGTAAGGGTAATCAAAGAAGCAAAGCTATTTGAAATATCAGCAGTAACTCTTGCATCAAACGAAGAAGCAAAAATATTAGAGGTAAAAGGCGAATCTGCAAAGATTGACTATTACACAAAGAGATTTGATAATTTAATCAAGTTAATCCGTAAGGGAAACATTACAGATGATCTTGGTTATTTAGTCGAATATGAATTAGAAGTTTTAAAATCTTTGATTGCTCGTGATAACACACACCAATCAGACAAGGAACTAACTCGTGGTAATGCACACTTAGAAACTAAGAAAGATAATATTACTTCAGATTCAATCTTTAATTATATGTTTAACAATTTAAATTCAAAATAATGGATGAGAATATAAAAAAACAGTTAGACGATGTTTGTAATATTATTGATGAGAAACTGGAGAAATCTGCTAAGTCAATCAAAGATAATGTTAATAACGAAGTCGATACTGTAATCAAAGGCGAGGTTAAGAACCTTGTTGAAAAGCATTCAGAGATCGTTGATAGATTAGACAAGATCGAAGTTGAAAACAAAAAAGACAACTTTGAAAAAGTTTATACTAACAGTAGAGATATGATTGCTGACAGTTTGAATAAAAGTGAATCATTCAAAGCTATGAAAGAAGGTAGCACATCAAATGCTAACTTCGAATTAAAAGCTGATGTACTCATTTCTTCAGACTTTACTGGTGCAAACTCGGCTAGAGATGCTTCAGGTGTTGAGAGAATTTCAGGGGTGAAATTCAATCCATCGAACATCACGAATATGCTGAACGTAATACCAACTGCTTCTACATCTTCTAATGTAATTAGATATGTAAAAGAGAACAGTTATACGGACAACGCAAGTGCAACTGCTGAAGGATCAGCACCATCTGATACAGAATTTGCTTTAGTAGCATCTGATGCAATCGTACAAAAGATTGCTTCGGTAGTTACTATTTCGCAAGAGATGTTAGATGATACTCCTGCTTTAGCAGGTTATCTAAACACTAGATTAGTCGGAAAACTTAACACAGTTGTAGATGACCAACTAATTGGTGGATCAGGTAGTTCACCTAACTTATTAGGATTATTAAATGGTGGAACTGCTTTTGATACTTCTGCTTCAGGTGCTTTTTATCAAGCGATTGATAATGCACAAGAACTAGATGTATTATATGTTGCATTGAATCAGTTAGCATTAGCTAACTATTCTGCTAATGCTATAATTCTTTCACCGACTGACTTCCATAAGATCGCATTACTCAAAGACACTACAAATGAGTATCTTAGAGGTAATTCAATCGTAAGTGCAG